TGCCTTAAATTCCGCACTGTGGATTCGTCTTTTGTTTTTCATGTCTCTGTTTGGGGTTTCCCGCCCAGAGCATACTCCTTTTCCTTACGATCCCACTGGCTCCGTTTGCCCGCGCCACCTCTGCAGACCGGGATTACAAATTTCAAGGTAGTCGGGGTATAGATTGATAAAAATATCGCCACGCGTGGTGTAGGGACGGTGAACGAGGGCATTGGCCAAAAGTTCACGAACAACAACTTCATCGTAGTGAGGAACGGTTTTCCGAAACATACCGTCGGGTAGTTCTGTAGTCTCACTCCAATCGGGTATCTCCGTCCACACGGCTTCGATAAGTTCGGCAGGATTCATATCGTAATCGTCCCATGTGCGCTTGGCTACCCGTTCCTCTTGGGCATCGAACTTAAGAAACTGAATGACTGGGGCATGGAGGAGCTGTGCACGATCAGATCGAGTACCGATCCAGAGCACTCCAAGATTTGTGAGGAAGCCGTCCTGAACAAAAAAATAGTGCTCTAAAAGTTCGGCATCAGAGCGCTCCTTCACAGTCGGTTTAACGCGATCCGAGGCACGAATGTTGTGAAGAAAAGTGGCGAGTTTTGCAGGATCATTCCGGTCGGAAGGGACGCGCCGGGCTACCTGCGTTTCCCAGCGATACGAGTCTTTCTCGGAAACGAGACGTACCATATCCTCGGGAAGAAGTGGGCGTGACTCATCGGCAATACGTAGAAAATACCGGCCATCGGTTGTCGCAGCGATGGACTTAGCACTGGGGACGACCTGAACCCGGAGGCACTGGCCTCCATTAAGGTGCGTGTAAACTTCCGCTCGCGTGTGTGTATTAGTCGTGAGTTGAGTGATGCGCTTCATGAAGCGATCAGGCAAATCTGTAGGTATCTGCTGCCCGGCAGGAGGCTCGGAGTCAGAATCCTCAATGCCAAATATTAAAACACCACCCTCTCTCGCATTTGCAAAGGCTACGCAATCCTTCGCAATATCGGACCAAACCCACTTTTTAGGGTCAGTCGCAAAAATACGGATGGATTTCTTGTCGAGTTGTGAGCCTTCGATCATTCGCGAATCTAAAACTAAAGGTCCTGTTGAATGGCGGCCAGTTGAGATTCACGTTCACGGATCGCATGATTGATCTCCACCAGACGATTGATCTGGGACTCCTTGGCGGCACGAGCTCGAAGCGCTGCAATTTCACGGGTCAGACGTTCATGTTCAGCCAGGGCAACGCGGCGTTGCTCGGCAGACACGGCGTCCGGTGAAGGCGCGAACGAGCCAGTCACTCGTGCGGCTGCGTAGGCTTCAAACTGCTCGATCCATCCTTGATAGAAAGCCTGAAGGTTGTCGTGCGGCTGCCGGGTGACATGAAGCGAGGTAAGAAAACCAGATGTCGCAGAACTCTCCGCCTCCAGCGAAGCTATTATCAGCGGACCGCCCAATACGGTCTGTCGAGCCTGCCCCTGCGACCACCGCAAGTGCGCCAGTGATAGTGAGACGTGAGAGCCCTCGGACTGAATCAGAAGCACAGGATAAGGAATGGCTCGGTGAATCAGCTCTCTGAGACGCGCCCCCTTTGTGGCAGGCCGTAATTTCAGAGAGAGGACCGCAATCTCCAGATACTCCCTGATAGAATCACCGTAAGCGGGGACTCCGATTGTGGAAGGCTTGAGCGCGGCGATCCAAAGGAGCTCTTCGATGCCGTTCTGGATCTGTCGCTTGTCCGCAGCTGTGGGAGCTCCATTTTCCACCAAAAGGGTTTTGGGCACACGCTGGTCCAACCTGGCATTTGCAGGTAAACCAAGAGCGTCGATGACAACCGAAGCGTTCATTATTCCGCGCCGGGGAGAAGCACCAAGAAGGCAACCACTTCAAAATCATTGATTCCGGAAAACTCCCCCTTCAACCCATGGGTCCCACCCGGGCTGAACAGGCTCGCCACTGCCCGCTCCTCCTTTTTGCCGCTGACTGAGGCAACCGCAGCCGCCAGCAACTGACGCGCATGGCTCATATCTGCTCCTTGGCTCGATGTTTTCTCAAAACGGGCGCTGGCGCCTGCGTCTGGAAAATCCCGGCCGACACAAGTGCGTTTCAGTCGATCCAACACGGTTTTGGCCTGCGTGAAGGGAAGAAGAACCGACCCGTCATCTCCAATATGAACGAGATAATACGGCGCCAAAGGATAGCCGGGCTCAAAAGACTTGAGTGCCGATTCCCCTTCGGCTCGAAGACAAAAAACGATTCCAGGCGGAGTGCCGACATCCGCTGCGCAAGTCACGGAAAAGACCCCCAGAGGGAGGGCCTCTAATTTGCCGGGATGCGCCTTCAGAAATTGGGCAAGGTCGATGCGGAAATCAGTCAGGGTGAGGTCCGCGATCGAAACGCCGCTGGAAAGGTCCTCTAGGTCAATAACGGCGTCTTGAAGTTTGAGAAGCTGGGTCCGGCGGTACTCCAAGTCATTCATCTGGTCACCGGACTGCTGCTCGATGATGTTTTCTTCCCCAGTGGCAGAAATATCAAGGAGCACCATGCGACCGGAAACCCGCTGTTCGAGGTTGATGTATTCCTCCAGTTCAATATTCGGCCAAAAATTGACGAGTTGGATGCGAGTATTGGGTGAGCCAATGCGGTCGATTCGGCCAAAGCGCTGGATGATGCGGACTGGGTTCCAATGGATGTCGTAATTGATTAGGAAGTCGCAATCCTGAAGGTTTTGCCCCTCGCTGATACAGTCTGTGGCGATGAGGAGGTCGATGTCTCCCTCAGAGGCAAGGTCTGCGGGGCGTTCCTTGGATTTGGGTGAGAACGCGGTTAAGATGCTAGAAAGATCCCGCCGAAGGTGCGGCAGGGTGGTTTGGTTGTACCCACTTCCAGTGACGAGAGCAGTGTGTAGTCCAAGCTCCGCTTGTGCCCAGGGGGCTAGCTCCTCAAAAAGATAGCGCGCGGTGTCAGCGAACGCGGTGAAGATGATGACCTTCTTGTTTGCCGGATTGAGTGGATGCCTGACCTTCTGCTCAATGACCTCGCGAAGGGTCCCGAGTTTGGCATCCCTCCGAGATCCCACTTGCTGCGCGGCTGAATACAGTGTGGCGAGACGATTGCGGTCTTCGATCAGATCCTGTTTCCACCTCAGAAGATCCACGTCCTGAACGAGCACCTTCACCTTGCGCCCGACGAGCAGGCTTTCATAGGCGACGTCATCAATGTCGACGTCTTCTATTCCCACTTCTTCAACGGCTTCTTCGTGGGCCTCGATTTTGGCAAGCGTGGCCTCCACATCTGCCAGTTGACGTTTCACCGTAAGCGCGAACGATGGCACGGCGCTCTCCATGCGCTTGAGAGTGTTTACCCTGATCAGGTGGATCAGGCTTTCCTCTCGATCCACCTGCCTGAAGAAACTCTCTCCTCCCCGGATCTGCGTGCTGTACTTGGCGTCATACGCTGCCTGTTTGTGCGGAAGGACGTACCGAAGTGGCGCGTAAGCCGCAAGGGTCAGGCGTCGAATTTCATTATTGATCTCACGGATTGGGCGGAACTCTCCGGCTCGGTCAACGTCGGGCTTGTAGTTGATTGGTTTCAGACGTTCGGGGAATTTGCCCGTTTCCGATGTGCCGTAGTATTTCTCGATGTGCCGACGCGACCTCGCGATGGTGAGCATGTCCAGCAGCTTGAAGTAATCGAAGCCGAGCATGTCGATGAGCCGGGCTGGTGAGCGGTCAGCCTCTCCCAGATTCAGCCACCGATTGAATTGGAGCTGCGCTTTGCGAACAGTGCCCTCGATGCTTGGGATACCGTGAGCGTCCAAGGCGGTGTCATCGCCCTCCGTGACGAAGGCAATCTGGTTTTTCAGGTCTGCCAGACGATTATTAACGGGCGTGGCCGACAACATAAGGACGCGGGTTTTGACGCCCTCCTTGATGATCCGCCGCATCAGCCGATCGTAACGCGTTTCGCGTCCCTTGAGTGGAGTTTTGTTACGGAAATTGTGCGACTCATCAATGACCACGAGGTCGTAGTTCCCCCAGTTAATATGAGAGAGCTCAATGTCACCGGATTTGCCGCCATCGCGGGAGAGATCCGTGTGATTGAGCACATCGTAGTTGAGGCGATCCGAGGCTAGGATGTTGCGCCTGTCGTTTGCTTTGTAGAGCGTCCAATTATCCCGTAAACGCTTCGGTACGAGAACCAGAACGCGGTCATTGCGAAGTTCGTAGTATTTGATGATGGCAAGAGCCTCGAAGGTTTTGCCGAGTCCAACACTGTCTGCAATGATGCAACCACCAAAACGTTCAAGTTTGTCGATCGCACCCACGACGCCATCCCGCTGGAACTTGAAGAGCTTCTTCCACACGACCGTTTCTCGTATGCCCGTGGCTGATTTGACAATTTTTCCTCATCCAGTGCTTCCCCCCGGTCCTTGAAGAGGGTGAAAAGAGTCAGCGCGTAGATCAGCGAAGGTTCTCTTCGTGAGTAAAGCTCGGCTAAATGGGAAAGAAGAGCCTCCTTTGCCTCTGCGCCTGAGGACAAAGCGGTCCACAACTGGGTAAACCACGATGCAAGAAGGAGGGATTCCTCAGGAGTCTCGGTGGCCTGAACCAGACTAAACTGGTTTCCGGGAGTAATCCCGAGGCCATCGGTGGTGAGAGGGCAATTACCGCTGATCACCTGCGTAGGAGTGCCGTCCGGGCCTTTAGCGACCAAGGTGGCTTGAGGGAGCTTTGCAGGGGCAGCCTTGATCTCCACAGATCTTCGCAGCCAGTCAGCAAGGTCTCGGGCGAGTTTCTGAACGATGAGCTGGTTTCGATAACCTCGGTCGGAATCGGTTCCCAGCAAGGAGCAAGGGCTTGTTTGCTGATTCGGTAGAATCATCCTGCACGAAGAAAGGCCCTGCAAAGTGGCACGCAACTCACTGAAAGCAAACAAGGAGAGATCAGGAGAGGCAGCATCCAGACTGCACCCAGAAACAAGACTGGTTTGCAGTTCGTCTATCACACGCTCCGCAGCCTGGTTCTTGAGAAGTTTCATTCGACTTAATCCGAATGATGATAAAATTAACTTTAGGTTTTTGCGAGGAATCTCAGCTAACGAGGACTAACTGAACAAATCTTGATTTGGCAGGATCGTTACGCGCAAGAAGCAATTCAAGCAAGTGGCGGCCGGCAAAGCCTTGTATTCCGGAGCTGAAGTAAGCTCGGCTCATTAAAAGGGGACGGATTGACGTTCTAAATCGCGCCCCCCAAGCGTCACTTAAAAGGAGGGGCTTTTATCCAGTGCAGGCCAAATGGGGGGGGGAAACCTCGATTTCCTAGATCTGCGCATCGGTGCCTCTTTCCAGACGGGCGCTCGCGGTGATCGGGAAGCGGATTCCTCCCCCGCGAGGTGGATGGTCACGCAGCCGCCTGCGTAATGGGCTGTTCACTTCGGGCCGGTCGGACTGTTGATGGCTGCCCTTTATCGGAAACTCACGACATCTCGGCCCGAAGGGATGCCACCCGGTTGAGCCAGCCCTTAAGAAACGCCCGCTGTTCCGGGTCGCGCTTCGCCAGTTCCCGGTAAAACGCGATGCGTTGGCGGGCGAGGCGAACAGCCAGCGCCTCCGATGACTCACGCTCCAGTGCAGCGGTGAGCGCCCCCAGCGTGAGCGGGCCGATCAGACCGTCGTCCCGGGTGCCGACTGTGCGTTGCAGGAACTTGGCGGCCTGGGTGACGCCCGTGTTCACGCAGGCGTCAAAGTGCGCGAGGCTGACAGGCCACGGCATCCGGTCGCAGCGGCCGGCGAGCCAGTAGTCGTGCAGGTAAATGTCTTCCACCTCGGTCTGGAGGATGTCGCGCACATCGGCGGCAGGGAGTCCCTTGCGGCGGCGGTACTGGTCGTATTCGCGCTGGAGGATACCCTTGTTTGTGGGGCCGCCCCGGTCGGCGGGATGGTTCGTGTAGCCGCCCTCGGCTTTCAGCACGAACGCAAGGGCGCGTTGAAAGTCGGGAGTCACAGTTTGGGGCGTAGGGTGCGTTCGTTGCGGATCACGTCCAAGAGACCGAACACTCCCATGACTGCGCTGCCGATCGCACCCCCGACGCCGGTGGAATACAGCCCCAGGGCCGCGCCCAGTTTTGCGAGGCCCAGCCAGGTCGATGGCTGGCGTGCGTAGGTTTTCAGTGTGTTCATTTGATTTTGTTGGAGAGGAACTTCTCGATCAGGAAGAGGCCCCGGTTGCCCATGTGTCCGGCGATGCCGACCAGTGCGGCGGTCAGCACGGGCGGGAACTGCGCGCTTTCGCAGAGGTAGAAGGTGACGACGCCGGTGAAGGCCGAGGTGCAGAGTTCGCCGATGAACTCGATGAGGTTGAACACCCGCGCGTTCCCGTCCCGCAGCTTTTGCAGGAACGCGACCACGCCGCCCATCAGGCTGAGCACAAACACCCACGCGTAGGTCAGGAGATCGTAGGCGGCGGGATCCTTGTCGTTCATGCGGCGTTACAAGCGGGCGGTGAGCCACGGGTCGTCGGAAGCGGGCAGCGCTTGGGCGGTTCTCGCCCTCGGCACTGGGAGCTCGATGGCGCCGGAGCGGATGGCGAGAGAGACGGCTTGTTTGTAGGCGGCCTGTAACGATGCTTCGGAGCGCGGGGGGGCGAGTTCAGGCTGCACTTCCAGCGCGATGCGGCACGCCAGCACCTCGGCGAATACGGGGTCCCACAGCGAAGCGTCAGGCATCTGTGCGATGTACCGCAACCGCAGCGGGGGCGTTTCGTTGGTCAGTAGACTGCGCCCTTCGACGGTCCAGTCTGCCGTGTCCGCCTCCGGCGCGGTGGCGAGGCAGTCGCCTGGGAGTGTGAAGCTCCAACCGTAGCCGAAGGCGGGCACGGCGTCGGCTTCAGCAAGCACTACGCGTTTGAGCGCAAATCGCCAGCGGTAGGCGCGCAGCATCCAGTCGGATACACCCGGCAGACACGCCGCCAATGCGAGCGCGGTAGGCGTGTCGTCCGTGAGGGCGTTGATCCGGGGCGCGCCTATCTTGCCGAGCGCGCGGTTGCAGACTGCGAGGAGAGTGGTTGCCATGTGGAGTTGTTGAAGGACGGCGGTTCAGGTGGAGGAGGTCCGGCGTGTTCAGTGCCCTTTTAGCCGGCGCCGACGAGGAAGGCACTCAGCCCGGTGACGGCTGCGTCAGCCGCGATCCGGACGCTGCACGCTGGCAGCATCAGATCCACCATGCACAGCGTGGTGAGCGTGGTTCTCACAAAGCTCCCCGCGAACACCTGGATGTCGATCCACGCCCCGGAAGGACTTTGGGCTTGAAGGGCGATGTTCCCCAGATTGGTGGTGCAGTTCATGAACAGGGAGTACTCGCCCCCTTTGATGGGAACGGCCTGGCCTGTGGCGGCTGCGTTCGAGGCGAGGGTGTAGCGGTTGTCGTCGGCGCGGCGCGTAGGCATGGGCGTCAGGGCAGGTTGTTGGATTGGATGACACAGTCCTCGAAATGTCTGAGCGCTTGGAGGAGCTGCGTCTTCGTGACGGGTTGGGCGGGCCAGGTGTTGAGTACCAGCTCGATGTCCTTGCCGGTGGTGGTGGTCGTGCTGACAACCACGGCCAAGCTGGGAGTGGGCGATTCGAGCGAACCCCCGATGGTGATTCCGATGTAGGCGGGCATGGGCGTTTGGCGGGGTTAGGTGGCCTGGCTCACAAACAAGTCAACGACGAGCGTGCCGGCTGCGGGCAGGTTCGCACCGGAGATGGTTCCGAAGATTGGTTCCTCAGCGGCAGGCGCGTCCGCGGCGCCCGCGACCGCAGCGGCTCCGAACAGGTTGGGCCAGTCGACCTGCGTCATCGGGGAAGCACCCCGGTACCTCGTGAGGGCTCCTATGGGCCCCACCGCGAAGCTGGCGCTGCCAAGGCTGACAGACGCCGTGATGAGACCGAACGCGAAGGTCGCTCCGGGCGGGAGAATGCACAACTGGATCTGATCGCCGTTGAGCTGGCCGGCGAGCGTGATGGTGGCGCGGTAGCGCTTGAGCCGGGCGTTGACGACGTTGCCGCGGGTTTTGGTTCCGGTAGGCGCGGCGAGGGTTTTGCCATCGAGCGTCCCGGCGAGTTCGTTAGAGAGGTAGGTAGGCATGGGGTCGTTGACCCTTTTGATGCGCCTTCAGCGCAGGGTCTTGTGTGTGTGGTGGATAGTTGATTGTGTTAGTCGCGAATGACGCTTGGCCCGAAGGGCCATCAAACGGGGGCTATGCCCCCCTAGGCGCAGACGATGTAGCCGCAGCGCTTTTCTTCGAGGCGGGTGGCGCCGTAGGTGCCGGAGAGGAAGACCTGTTGGGCGCGGCGTTTGTCCGGGCGGATGTCGCAGCCCACATCGAGGTCGTTCCAAATGCCCAGGCACACTCCGCTCTTCGCCCAAAACGGCACAAAGTTTTGTCCCGCAGGAACGGTCAACGCAGGGCTCAGTGCCGTGTTGAATGAGCCGCCCCCGGGGATGCGTTCGCTGTTGATGAAGTTGAACCCCATGAAGGCGTTGATGCGTCCATTCACCAGCACCGGCGTGGAGTTGTAATCCAGCGAGATGGCCTGCGCTTCGTTGAGCAGGTCGTCGTGCTGTTTGGCCGTGATCGCCATGTAAAGCGGGTCGTTGTCCACATCCACCTCGGCGGAGAGCAGGAGCCTTTTGGCCATCCGGAGCTTGGCGATGTTGAGGCCCGTGTTGCCGGAAGAACCGGTGTTGACGGGAACCACCTGCGAACCGCCATTCCACGCCCCGAGCAGGCCGGTGTCGATGGTGCCGTTCTCGCCGGTTTTGTTGGAGTTGAAGAAGCCCGCGATGATTTCGTCGTCCATCGCACGGCCGAGGGAACCGGAGCCGTTGACGCAATAAGCGGAGGTCGGGTCGATGAGCATCCGGAGCTTGTCGTGGCGGTCGATGAGATCGGCCCAGTCGTAGTCGTTGGGGAAACACCAGCGCCGGTCCTGGGGCGTGGAGATGAGGGGGGTGTCGGAGTGACGGCCCGAGTTGCGGACAGCGGTGACGGGGCCGAACTGTTCGACGACCGAAACGGCCTTGCCCACAAACGCCTGAACATTGACGGCGGAGCGGAGACGGCTGCCCTGTTGCTGGAGCAGCAGGGAGACGATCGTTTTGAATTCTTGCACGGAAGCCGTGCTGACTTGGAAAGACATGGTGGATGGGTGCGCGAACGGCTGCGGGAGCAGCGGTTTGGGTTGAGGCACGCGAAAGCGCGCTTGGAGCGACCCAGTGCTGGTGGCTTGTCTTCCGTTGGAAGGGCCGGCGACCGAGTGTCAGAGATTCACGGAACCGGGCACCTGTCCCGAGGGACGCGGTGTTGTCCGGCGCACTGCCCCACCCAGGATGGGTGGGACATGGAATGTCTGACAGGCGGATTTATGCCTGCGCGGAGGTGTGACGCGCAAGGGGGAAGTGGAAATATTTTCTGGCGACGGAGCAACTGGCATGACGGGCCCGGTCGTTTGGTTCAAGAATGTTCCCCCATCGTCCCTACCTGTGGTAAGGTGAGGCATGACAGTTACCTTTGAGAGTGTCCGGGATGCGATGCTGCTCCTTCCGAAAGGAGACAAGGCGCGTCTGCTATCCGTCGTGGCTCTGGAGGTCACTGACTCCCACCCTGGCATAGACATCCAAGAAGGAGTCTGCGGGGGTTCCGCTCGGGTTATTCGGACCCGGATTCCAGTGTGGCTTCTGGAAAGCTACCGCCGCTCAGGAAGCTCGGACGCGCAGCTTCTAAGCGCATACCCCTCTCTAACAGCCGAAGATTTGGCCAGCGCGTGGCACTACGCTCGATCTCACAGGGAGGAGATGGATCGCGAAATTGCGGCCAACGGTGACGAGTCGTGATCGCAGACTCGGGAAACTCCGTTGAGTGCAGAGGCTGCGCTTGTTGCCAGCAGTCGCCCTCTGATAGCAGGCTACTGCCATGACCGTCACTCTTGCTCAAATTCATGAGGATCCGGCGATTCTGGATCGGGCGATTGCCAGTCAGGAGACGATCGAAATCCTGTCCTGCGGCGAGGTCGCTGCCACATTGATGCCCCGGCGTGTAAGCGCCATGGAGAAGGCGAGACGAGAAATGGCCCAGAGGTTTGCCGCACCGGACTGGAGTTTTGCAGTTGGAAATCCCCTCACACGCGAGGAGCGTAATGCCCGCTGCTGATTGCCTCATCAAAACGAAATCCATTGAAACGCCAAGCCACCAGAGGTAGCTTTTAGATCATTGCATGACGATCCCCGTCCGAAACATCCGGAGTCTTCGCTTGAATCAGCCGAAGCGGTCTGCCGAAGCTGCCTACCGCCAGATGGAGATATCGCTCCGGACGAACTCTTCGACTTGTGGTCAAGTCAAGTTCAAGCCCTTAAGTCGTGGGCCAGCGAAACCCACTCGATAGTTTCTCGCGAGTTACTCCCGAGCCTGAAGGAGCGCACGAACGAACATTTCGTGGCGTTCCGCGAGTCAGACGGTCGTTGGATCAAGGTTACCAAGCCCGGTCGTTTCGGCTTTATTGCTGATGTTGATTTCTCTTTGGATAAACTTTCCCAGGGGTGGATTGGAAAGATAATTCTCAGAGAAGCTTTACCCTCGGAATATTTGGCCAGGCTACTCCTGCACAATCGCGTTTTTGAAGATGCGATCTCGCTTGAGGGGATTTT